AAGGATAATGTTCCCCGTTTAAAAATGGGTAATTAACTCCATTACCATCGGTGTCTATATACCCATAAGTGTATATGTCTCTCCATCTCCACTGTCCCTCAAAATTTGAAAAGAAAGAATAGTCAGGAACACCACTTACAGCTTCTCTATCTCCCGTTTCAATATAGTCCGAATAAACTCTTAGTTTTACTGAATGATGTGGGTTATATGTGTATCCATCGGGTAAATTAACATCTCCTGATGTTGTTATTACACCAGGATTAAAAGAATATTTATGAGATATCTTTGATAGAATAGTTTCTTTTTGGTCGAATTTATTCCATTCACAAATATCTCCTTTAATTTCTGTTCCTATCGGTAAATCTTTATTATAGTAAAATCTTATATTTAAACCATTATCGCCCGGTTTATCATAATAGTCTGTAGTTATATTATCTTTATTCTGTAGATTTAACTTAGACCACCAAGTATCAATCATACTCTTTCTAAAATTAAATGACCACCCAACTTCTAACCCTTTATTAGGTGTTACTAAAGCCCCTTGATTGAAAAATCCCATATAACCTTTGTTCACTATCGTAACGAATAATTCTGTCACAGGTCTATCAAGATTATCCATTAGTGATATAATATCTATATCTTTATCAAATGATAAACCAAACGAACCTCTACCATCTTTTACTGATATCCTTGTTGTTTGATTTGGCGTAAGTGCGGAGTACTCTAATTTTTTTTCTACAGGAAAATTATTTTGTTCAAACCCCATTCGGGTTAAATCTACATTTTTTACTTCAGTTAATGTCTTATGTTTTCTTACATAGTATTCTGACATAGTTTCTCCAGAATTGCTAGGGTTAATAACTCTTTTTAATGTTCCCATAGCTCCGTCACTAATACTATTACCTGTATACCCATAGTTATAAACATTAAGAATCTTATCTTCATTACCATATGATTGGTCTCCTAAACTATAAACTTCTAATAAATTTTTACCATTCACAGGTGTTTGCAAGTAAACATAATCACCTTCCTTTATGTTATGTTTGAATCCACAATAAAAACTAATCATTCTTTTTCCATTTACTGTGCGATTCTTAATTGAATATGGGATACCGTCAGACACATTAAAAGTTAAACTAGTGTTAGTATCATCATCAGTATATTTCATAGACTGATTATAGTCATTTTTATGAGAGTAACTTAAATACACTGACCAATTATAGGTTGATGCACTTTTACTATCATAATCTACATGACCTGGCACTCCTGATGTTCTAAAAAAATTAAATTCATCATAAGGAGGGTACCCTGTCCAAACCGCGTTAGCGACGTTTCCTTGAGCCGCTACTAATGATTGTGTTGGGTCTATATAATACATTTCTTCTTCAAAGGGGGCATAATTAGAACATCTTCCTGATACCGTATTGTCAAATAAATTTACTATTTTACCGGCTATTCTAAACTTTGTTGAAATCTGTCTTTCATGGTCAAATCTTTCTTCTAAATTAATTAGTACATTTCTATCTCCCTCAATAATACTTTTTTTAGAATTTTCTAATGGTATCTGAATAGATAAATCCGTATCAGGTGCGCCCGCATAACGGTCAGAACCCCTAACTATTCTAATACTTTGATTATTTTTTTGATTACCCATTTAAATCTCTATTAAATATAAATTTAGTTATGAACAAATTCATCGCACTTTTACCTCTTTTTAATCCAAAATAGAATTGAAATGGTGACCCAACCCTATAACCATCATTACCATTATCCGTAGGTACACTACCAGGATATACATTGACTGGTCTATTAAAAATAAATCCTGTACCTAAACCTGTGGTCGGTTTAGCATACTGATTGGCTCCGTCAAATTTTTCATCTTGATATGTACCCGTTTGACAAGTATTTGTTTTCCACGTATTTTCCTCAGTACCAAACATATTTCCACCAGCAAATTCCCAAGTATAAAATGGAACTGTTTGTGACCCAATATAATTAAAATTACTAACTAATAATGGGTCTTCAGAAAATGTTAATTCTCCAGGACCAACAATTCTTCTATCAGCAACTGTTGTACCTACAGTGTTATAAGGACTCACGGTGCTTCCTGTAAACCATACACCAAATAAACTGTCTCCTACTGCAACTTCGTCTTCATAATTTCCAGCAAGATAAGGTAATACACCAAATTCTGTATTGATAGAACATGCCTGCGCATAATCCCCATCAACTCTTGAATCAAAAAATCTATTAACTAAACCAAGTCCAGGGTCTCTAGAAAATAATTGTTGTATTGATGCGTCACCCACTCCTAATAGTTGTTCTAAAAAGTTAGCGTCAACTAATCTTGAAATTATAAATAAGTTTAATAATCCTGATATATCTTGATATGAAGTTGATTCAATCTCATCCATTATATATCCTTGGAATTCAGGTGTAAGTAATACTTCTTTTAGGAAATCTGTTTTAGGTCCCAAATCCATAATTGTTGTTGGTTGCCATATATTTCCGTCATTTGAACCAATATTATTTAATCCAAATAAACCTCCATAACAGTCTCCTTGTGGTTTAAATTGATTCGTATTAGTATTATATGGTGCGGACCTATAAAAGAATGAGTTAGAATCAGTATTAAAGTATAATGGTCCACACATTTGTTTTTGATTTCCAAATAACCCTCCATTACCCACGAAAGGGTCACCACAATATTTGTAACGTTTTACTTCATTATTACTATCATAAAAAGTCTTCTTTTGAAATGATGGCATATATAAAGTACCGTTTATCCAATTATTTTGGAACATATGTCCAACAACTCCTCTACATGCTCCAAACATAAATCTAAACCTTGTTCTCCACTCAAAGAAAAATTTAAAATCTTTAGGTATACTAATTATTAAAGGGTTATCAACAAACACATAACAACCCCCTTGAGTTCTATCGTCTAAGTCACACGGATTGTCCACACTAAAATTACTACCTGTACCATTATAACACTCTAAAACTTTTAATCCTGAACATTCAAAACTCTGTAATATTCCATTTCCCATAAATCCTGGTTGTGGTTCATCTCCATAATCTGCTGCTCCACCTGAACCATCTGTAGAACCGACAGAAGTGTTAGGTGAGACTGCTTCACTTACACCTGTATCGGTCACAGTAAAATAAGCAAATGTATCATTTAAGTGTAAACAGAAATCTTGATATGGGGCTAAAGCTCCTTCGTCCCTAACCGATGATGTTGGTAATCTATCTGACCTAAAAATTAAACGAGTCTCATCATTCATATTAATTTTAGGTGCAAGTCCTGCGGCGTTCCATAACCAATAAGATGGTGATATCGTATACACTTTACTAGCAGAAGTTAAATTAGCTTGAGGACTTGTATCGGTCCATTGGTATGATGCTCCTTCTATTTTACTTTGCCCACTAAGAGTTGTACTAATAGACATCACATCATAACCAACTAAAGGGTCAAAAAAACTACCAGTTACTTCGACACCATTATTACTACCATAAAGTGTTAGTTCAGACCCAAATTGATAATCTAATGAAGAGTAATAGGCAAAACCTCTAGTAAAAAATGATTGAAATGTAGTTCCTGAATTTGAAATAGGAGTAAAAAGATAAGACCCATGAAATAATGCAGTATTATCATTAATTCCATCATCAAAATGTATTGTATTTGGAGGTAAATCTATATCATAGTGAGGTGCGGGTGTATCATCATCACCATTACCTCCATTAGCGTTACTAACCTCTTGTATTGGTATGTTAGGAAAATAATCTCCTTGGAAAATAAAGTTAGGGTTTGCGTTATATAGTTCACCAAATAGTCTATTCAAATCATATTTTATTTTTTGTCTTCCTGAGTATGGGTCCACACCTTTAGCTATAAAATATATTTTAACATTGTCTGCATCCTCAAAATAATCAAGAGGGTCTTGTATGGGAGCGGCCCAGTTTGAATTACCTCTGTCACAGAAATATTGACAATCTTTATCTAAAAAGTATTTCCATAATATAGAATCACTACTATTTGCAGTTACACCAGATAAGTAAGCTCTTGCATCACTAACATCCATACTACCAATAACCTGATAGTATTCAATACCCGTTTTAAAATTGTATGACGCTCCTGGAACAGGTGAATATAATTCTAAATCTATATTTCGTGGAGTACCGTTACCGTCAATATAACTACATGGTCTTGTAACGTATGCGGAAGGATTACTTACCATGGTACCTGTTAATGACTGATAACCAAATTGATTTACGGTCATTCCTGTATTATTAACGTTAGGGTCATCAATTAATTCTCCATCAACAAATGTTAATAACTGACCAGGGGTTAAATTAACATTACCATCAAGTACAGTAACTAACGGCATGTCTTCGTACCTATTTTTTACATGTGTAATTGGTGATGTATTAGGAACCCCATTAGGGCTTAGTTGGTCATTTACAATATCCACTAACATACGATTAGGTGTTGTAGTATCAAAATATCTACTTCTTTGATTCATTAAATTTAATGACTGAGGTAAGGTTGTAGTAAATGTTGAATGATATTCACTACTATGTGTTTGTAAACTAAATGGACTCTTTGACCACTGTGCAGGTGGGGTAAAAGGTGGATTAAATTCTCCTGGTTCTGATGGTGGTGGTATATCAGGGTCGTATCCTGAAAAGATAAGTTGGTTGTATTGTGCCGCAACATAATCCGGTTGTCCATTATAACACGCATAACATTCCGAGTTTATACTAATAAATGGAGGAACTGTCCCTCCAGGTGAGACGGAGCTAGTACTACATACAATATCATTATAAGCCCCTATACTAACGAAGTCAGCTAAATTACTCTGATTCGCATTTGCAATTTCTAATTCCAAACTTGTAATTGTTTCATCTTCAGCATCGGGTAAATTAACATCATCACATGAACATGCTTCACAGTCAGGATAGGTTATCATAGGTAAAGTTAATCTCTTAAATGGGTTTTCTTTAGGTAGTTTTTTAATTGTGTCTTTTTTACAATCACTTTTTTTAACTTTTCTACTTAAAAATGCAACCGCTTTACAAATTAAGTATAAAATAGGATTAATTATGGTTACAATAAGGTTAACAATAAGTCTTACTATAGGATATAATAACGCTAATACGTGCATTATAGGGATAATAACAAAAACCGTTGGGGTAATAACACCGAGTAGAATGTTAAATAAAAAATATAAAAAATCAAAGTTACGTTGTCCATCATTTACAGGAAACCTATTATTTTCACTCATACAGTCCCTATTAAGAATCTCTTTTATACCATAATGAGAAGCTCTATTTGCACCATATTTCCATCTATCAATGTGCGCCGCTGTAGTGTAAACTTTATTATAACCAAAACTATAAAATGTGTCTTCACATTTTATTGCGGCATCTTTATCGTAATAATCCGACCAATCTAATGAAAATGAATATGATTTATTTAAATCAAATGGGATACCAGATATAGGATTACCATTCCAATGTTCTTTTATATTTGGAATTAAATAATTTGCCCTCATTATTTGAGTTTGTAATCCCGCTTCGTTTTGCCATTTTATCTTAAACCTATACTTAGCTTGTGTGGGAATTCCAATACTAGGGTCAGGAGAAGTTACTCTTTCTCCGAACTCATTAGTTGTTACATAATTCATATTCATTGGAAGGTCAATTAACCACGCTCCATTATCGTTAATAACATTACCCCCATCTTCTAATTGATACTGTTCTAATACTGGGTCACCATTTTCATCTTCCTGTATTGTTTGTCTTATGGCTAATATCTCTCCAGGACCCGCAACAGTATCACATAAATTACCTGTATCTTTTTTAGGTCTACAAGTGGCCTTTATATAGTCATCCTCATTTGAGGAGAACAAAGAGCCCATAAATACTGAGTGAGGTGTAATTTCTATTCCTTGGTCGCTCAAATCAAAATCAACTCTAGTAATACCTACATCACATATATCGTCTTGTCCCCAAAATGATGAAACATCAATGTCTTTTACTTCATTTACTATCTGTGGTAATGAATCAATATTTTCAGAATCTTTAAATAGTTGACCATTAAATTGTGAAGGTACTCCACGACCCATTCTAATTAAATCTGAAGGTCTAAGTGAAAACTCACCCATATTAGATAAATCTAAATCCATAACTAATTTTTGATTACCTAAGGGCACTCCGACAATCATAAAGTCACCTGAGTCATTAGTTCTAACCGAATACTTATAGTATTTTTCATAAACTTGTAAAACCTCTTTACGAGTTAATACATCGTCAACTGTTGGAAATGTACCTGTACCGTTATGTCCGTAGTATTCATCTTCATACGGTAGAAGATTATATCTATACCCGTCTTCATTCTTTGTAGTCGGGGTTTTATAAGGGTATAGTGTGGATATTATAGGGTCACTTTCATCAACATCATCTAAAGGAATAAAAATTGATATATGAGCATTAGGTATACCTAAACCCCCATTGGCTATTACTCTTCCAACAACAACCCCATAATCGGCGCAGAACTGTGTATATAAGTCTTCTTGTCTTAATTTTAAAGACAAAATTTCTAAGGAATCAAAATCTTGGTCAATTTTAACATTAATGTCTCTATCAACACCAGGTTCTGTTCTTATTCTAATCGATTTTGGCATAATTAGTTTTTAAGATAAATAGTTATTCATCTTAATTTTAATTTGATTTTATCAAAAGTATATGGATAGATTTATGAGAAGTCGACATTTTTAAGTGACTTAGCTCTCACTTTAATGTCATTGTCGGGAAATCGAATTTGATAAACTTGATTTGGTTGTGCAAAAATAGTATCATCAACTAACTGAATTTGTTTTGTCTGATTGTCTGAATATCTTTGAGATGTTTGTGAATTAGAGTATCTACCACCCACTTTATTAAAAACTTTTAATTCTGAAAGAGATATGACTCCCGGTATATCTTGTACTATTCTTCGTATGTCCGAAATATTAACATTATCACCTAATTGTTGTTTTTGAGGTGAAAAATAACTATCTACTGAGTTAATAATATTAGTAATAATCTGTCCTTGGTTTTGAGTTGAGTCCATTACTACGGATAATTCAAATTCTAAATCAACCACATTAGCGTTAGTTATTGAAATGTAATCATTTATCATTCTATAATGTGATAAATAATTAGCTATATTTTGTTTTAATGTATTTGAAACTGATTCTGTAAGTTTTCCTTGTGTATCATAAGATAATATTTCAATTCTTATTTTATTCTCTTGTTCTGTGATAGCCGCCTTCGCAGGTGCTCCAAACCTACTAGGCATTGTTCTAACCAATGAGTTATAATCGTTAACTGTTACCGCTCTTTTTTGTGCCGCAAAATTAAATGATACCATATTTCTAACCTCTTCAGGGGTCGGTAAATCTCCGCCACCTATAGCCGCAGTAACATTAGTAGTTCTTAAACTATCAATAACATTTTGATTAACGTTATTAGATGGTCCATTAACATCAAAATATGTTGTACCAAACTGTGTTATTACATCAACACCAACATTAGAGGATTTACCTCCTCCAATTCTATATTGTACAAATAATGTTGTATTCGCCTTTACAGTTAACCCTAATCCAATATTATTTTGATAATCTTGGATTCTTAAAGGAATACCAGTTCTCGTAAATTCTTGTAGTTGTTCCTCAGGTGTTGTTGTTCCTCCTCCAAAATTAACTTTACAGTAACCTTCAGGTGTATATTCAGAAACAAATCTATTTTCAGTTTCAATATACTTACCTACTTTAAGTCCTGGTTTATCTGCCGGTCGTGTAGGGTCTTCAATAAAAATTTTAGATTCTGCTAAAGCATCTACTTCGTACCATTTGTCAGGAGAACTAATAAACTCATCATACGTAGGAGGTGATTGATAATTTACACCATCTTTTTGAATTAATGAAGTTATACTAATAACATTTTTTTCGGGTAAGAAAAATTCAAAAAATGGTTTTACATCGTTATTATTAATAACTTTTTTAAATGTTTTAGTTAATCCATTAACTACAACTTCTCTTTTAGTCATTGTGTAATTAATTAACCTATTATTAGAATCAAAGTTTGGTATTTTAGTACGGTTTGGGAAACCTTCACTATTGTACTGTGAAGTAAAATCAATATCGTTAGGGTTTTCAAATACCTGTCCAGCACCAATAAATTGAGAACCCGCTCTCATAATACCTAAATACCTTTCATCTTCTTGGTCCCCTAATGCCGGAACCGTGATTGAAATATCTACTAAGGCAATTGACGGTCTGTTACCGGGTATCTTTAAACCATAAGTTCTAGCAATATTATAAATTGACGATTTTTGTTGAGCGTATTGTAATACTGTTTCTTGGATACTTCTATCCATGTGATAATGTAGATTATCTCCGATAGCAGCATTTAAGTCCATAAATACAGAATAAATCGAGGCATCGTTAAAATTAGCTATTAATTCTGGATAATACTGTTGTGTATAATTTATCAATTCCTGTCTTAAGGATTGAAAGTCTCTATCTGTGTATGAAATTTTACGGTTAGCCATATAATATTAAATATTAATAATCACGAAATCTTTTGATGAAAATGTACCATTAACAATAGTAAAGTCAATTCTTAGTTTTGCGGTGTACTCTACCGCACTATCACTCGCAACTCTAAAAATTTGACCACCTAATTCATCGTAATTGATTTCACCAGGTAATGGTTCTGCTTCGACATAAGGTTCAATGGTTATGTCATTTATTTGTAAATTTGGTATAAATTTATCTACGGCTTGTCTAACATCTGCTTTAATCGCATCGAATGTCGGTCCATCCATTGGTTCGAATATAAACTCGTATATTCGAGTACCAAAATCAGGTAGATAGTACCTACTACCTTTCCTTGTTAATATTAAATGAAGTAAATCTGCCCTTATTTCCTCATCTGAGGATTCAGTTAATCTTAGGTAGTCACCTTGTAAACTATCTCTAAAAGGAAAAAATACACCATATGTTTTACCGTTTGCCATATCCCATAAATATAAACACAGATTATTTTATCTAAATATAAAAGAAAAAAGGTTAGACGAATCCAACCTTTTTACATAATATACACCTATTTTATACCTTAACCCTCACACGCAACACATTGTAAGTCATTTAAATTCAACTTTTTTCTAGCAAAAGCCTGTGCCGAGTTCATAGAATGTTGATAATATAGTGTCTTAACACCTAACTTCCATGAGTCAATAAGTAATTTATTAACATCTTTAGTTGGCATCTCAGGTGAAACCATTAAATTTAAAGATTGCGACTGGTCAATAAAGTCTTGTCTAATTGCCGCCTGATTAACAATTGACGATTGATTAATTTCTGCAAATGTTCTAAACACATCTTTTTGGTTGTCATTTAGAAAATCTAAATGTTGTACTGAACCGTCAGCCTTTTTTATACTATCCCAAGTTTCCTTATTATTTTTACCGATTGAGTCTAACAAATCTTTTAATATAGGATTTTTAATAGTAACCTTCATTTTAGCTACATCCTTAACATAACAGTTAGACCAAATAGGTTCAATGGATTGTGACACTTGACCAAGAATAAATGCCGATGAAGTAGTCGGAGCAACAGCATTAAGTGTTACGTTTCGTCTACCATAACCTTTTAGATATTCAGGTTCACCAAAAATTTCAGCTAACTCTTCTGATGCTTTATATGATTTATTTTTAATTGTTCTAAATACCTCAACATTAAGTTTAGCGGTTTCTTTAGTATCGAAAGGTAATCCTTTTGATTGTAGAAGTGAGTGCCAACCTAAAACACCTAAACCGAGTGCTCTTTGTCTTTTAGCGAAGTTATAAGCCTTTTCCATATATAAAAACGCCATTTTACCTTCTCTAGTACCATTATCTCTTAATTTTTCTAATTTATTACAATACTCAGTAACAACCGCATCTAAGAAATAAACCATAGTTTCAACAGCGTCAGTATCTTTCCATTCATCGTAGTGTAATACATTCATTGAAGATAGTACACAAACAAATGATTCGTCTTCAGAATTATGTAGAGCTATCTCAGAGCAAAGATTAGAGTTATATATTTTAGCTCCTTTATCTTGGTAGACTTTAGGTGCGTTATTGTTCATTGTATCATGAAACATAATATAAGGATAACCAATTTCACCTCTTCTTTGAATTACTTTAGCCCATATCTTTCTTTTTTCATCATCACCCGCAATCATTTCTTCCATAAATTTATCAGTAACTGTTACCGCGTGTGTTAAATCTTGTATTGAAGCTCCTTCCGTACCAATCTCTAAGAATTCCATAATATCAGGGTGCTCAACAGGTAGGTAAGGTGAGAAACGACCTCTTCGTGTCGCCCCTTGTGAAATGTTATCAACCACACTTTGAAATAGATTCATAAAATGGACTGCACCAGGTGCGTGTCCATTATCTGTTATCTTAGCTCCACGACCTCTAATGTTACCGAAATACCCTGAAGTACCCCCACCCATTTTACTCATTTCACCAACTTCAGCCTGTGTAAATAATATTGATTCTATATTATCACTAACGTTTGAACCAAAACAACTCACAGGAAGACCTCTAACTTTACCGAAATTTGCCCATACTGGTGATGATAATGAATACCATCCTTTACTCATGTAATCATAAAATTTATCCGCAAACCCTTCTTTATTTAAAAGTTTTTCTGCATGTTCTGCAATTATTTTTATTCTATCTAAAGGTTCTTCACCTTCACTTAAATAACCTCTACGAAGAAACGTTATTGATTCTTCATTAATCCAATTAAAAGGTTCTCTCTTTTTCATATTCTTATTTTATTATTATTTGTTTTGTTTTGTTTTGTTTTTAAAATAAATCGTTTGATGTGATTGATTTTTGTTTCTTACTGTAGTTGATACTTCTTTTATTAAAAAAATCAGTATGTTTAGTAGTTAAAATCTCATCATCAAACCATTCAGTAGTCTCTAATAATGTGTCATTAATCTCAAATATACTATCCACATCTATTGAATTCAAAGATACATTAAATCTATGTTTAATGAACTCCATTGTTTGTTTTTTAGTTAAGAAATCTAAGTCACCCTTTTCAAAAATCCAATTAACTACTTCTGTTTCTGCTTCATAAGCTTCTTTAGTTGCAATAATTAAATCCTCAACTAATTGTGGTGTCCACCACTCTGGATTTTCTTTTTTAATTAAATTAACTAACTCGAACCCAAATTCAGCGTGAATATTTTCTTCTTTAGATGTCGCTTCAACAGCATTACTAATACCTTTTAATTTGTTTTTATGTTTATTAAATGACATAATAACTAAGAATTGTGAAAATAGTGAAACATTTTCAACAAACATTGAAAACAACACAATAGATTCAAAATATTCTTTGTCATCTACAGACTTAGAATTAGAAATAGCTTTTTCTAAATACTTAATTCTTCTTCTTACTTGAGGTACTTCTAATAAGTTTTCAAACTCATTATTAAGTCCTAACAATTGAATTAGATGCGAGTATGCATCAGCATGTCTTACTTCTGACTCAGCGAATGTAGCGCCTACATTACCAATTTCAGGTTTTGGCATTCTTTTATAAATGTCACCCCAAAATGATTTAACCGCCACTTCAATTTGTGAAATAGCTAACATAGCTCTTTCAACTGCAGATTTTTCTTTATCGTTTAAATGTACCTTATAATCTTGAATATCTGAGGTATAATTAAATTCAGTGTGTACCCAATATGAATGTCTAATCGCATCCACATATTCATTTAAGTTAGGATATTCGTAAGGTTTAAGATTAATTCTTTTAGAAAAAATATTAGGTTGGTTCTTAGAACGATAAATAATATATTCTTTAGCGACATAATTTAAACCGTTATCCATTAACTTGTTTTCAACCATATCATGAATTTCATCAACATTAGGTACCCTTTCTTTATTACCTCTGAAAAGACCTTTTGTTGTGAGTCTGGCAATTTTTTCTGCCATATTTTCATCTACTTTATCGATACTTTTCATCGCATTTAAAATAGCAGTTTCAATCTTTTCAGATTTAAAAACTACTTTATCTCCACTTCTTTTTATTACATAACGAATGTCTTTAGTGACACTATCAATTAGATTGTCCATTTAATATTGTTTTTAAAAAAATTTATACTTTATTTTCCCTTTGTTTTCTTTTTTGTAGGAGTTCTTGAATACGTACTTTGTTTTTTTCTTCTTTTTGTTCTTCCATTCCTAAGAATGTAACACTACTATCCGTATCAATCTCTATCATTTCGTTATCAAATTTACAGTTTTCAAATACAATTCCATCTTTACCTATTCTTGATTTGGTAATAGCAATTGTAGCTAAATTCATTTCTTTCTGTTGTAGGGATTTAGCAACAGAAATAATAACGTGTCCTACTTGGGCTTTTTTGATTGACCCACCCATTTGGTCCGTTGTTACTACATCAGAAGATATTGATGAACGATTTCCTTGAGTTGCCGTCCATCCTGCAATATCTAATTCGTGACACATAGATTCAAACCCTCTCATAACTGAACCTTCACTTTTCCACTCGTCACCTAAATTCTTATCAGGAACGATACAATCAATATAATCAACCACAACTAAGTCTATTTTATTACCTTCAGCAATCATTTTACGTATCTGATTTTTTATCTGATTCATTGTCATTGTATCAGAAGGTAATTTTTTTAGAACTAATCTGTTTGGTGCATTTTCTTTAATTTGTCTAACTTTTTCTAAAACTTCTTCTCTTTGTAATGACAAATTATCAGGTGCGATTTTTGTCCACATAGTGAAATGTTTTCTCTGTATAATTTTAGGGTTATCTTCAAAAAATATTTGTAAAACATTGTAACCTAAATTAAATGCGTTATTTGCTATTTTACTAAGAACTGTAGTTTTACCTACACCGGTCGGTGCTAAAATAACACCAATCTCTCCTTTTGCTAATCCACCTTTCAGTAAATTATCTATACCATTTATACCTATCGGAATTGGGTGTCTAAAATCGTCATCCAATACTTCATCTAAATTAAAAAAAACATCAGCGGTTCCCGTGTCAACTTCTCCAACCTGTAAAGCTTCCCTTACCATTTCTTCTAAATGGTCGTAAGACTCAAAATCACCTTTATCTATAATTTTTTGTGCCTTAGACATAACCTTCTGTAATTCTTGTTGTTTACAAAATTTTAATGCCTTTTCTTGAACGTATTGATACCCATCTTCAGGAGCATCAACTACTTGAGTTATCATATCTAAGACCATTTTTTGAGCCATAGGTGATGAAACTTCAGATTTAGTAATTTGTTCAAGTGTAGAGAATGAAGGAGCGTGTTCATACTTGTGATAATACTCCTTGGTCATCTGCATGATTAACTTAAAATATTGATTATCAAAGTACTTAGGTTCCAAAACATCTACAATCGAAGCTGCAAAATCCTTATATAGGATAATATTGTTAAGTATTTGTAATTGGAAGGTGTTACCGAGGTAACCAAAGTTCTTTTCTTTTGACATATTTTATTGAGTTTTAATCTGTGTTTGTAAAATATAAATATGGTTAAACTAGTTGATAGTTCAAGTACTTGTAAGTTAAATTTTCACTTGAGAAAGTGTCAGTCAAATCACGAAGTAACTTTTTTAGGTGTGGGCGTACATCCACAGTGTATCTTGTCTTTGGTGGGTATAATTTAGCATCCCATATTCTATGACAAATTGTCTCATCTCCAATCTTAATATAGATATTAAAATATTCGGGTCCCTCAGTATTAGAAGTCTCTAAAATATTTGGATTTGCAATTATCTGATGAGTATTCTCTGTCATATAGTCAGACGCCTTATTCTTCAAATCTTCTTGAATTTTTTCCGCAACATCTCTAATTATACTATAAAGTTCAACACTCTTTCTAGCTTTAGGGTTATACCCTTTAACGTTAAAGTATCTTTGCACAACGAAGTTATCGTTAAGTGTCATTAAGAACTCTAATTTAGTTGTTTCTATTTTTTCTTTCATAATAAACGTTTTTTTGTTTTAAATCTTCTTTTTTCTTTTCTTGTTAATTTCATAAAAGGGGTTAAAAATTCAACCCATACATTATCGTGTTTTGGTAAATATTTAAAAATTCCATCACTCATCATCATTCTCATCAAATTTTTATAACCTCTACCATCAGGGTCTAAATTTTCTGTATGGTATTCTTTTATCGTTTCTTTTGATTCTTCATTTAATAATGGTTGTGACAAATCTACGAGTTTTTTATTAATTACAAAGAATTCTTCACCAAAAATTCCTTTTTTTGTTTTACCCGAAAGTAAATTTTGTAATGCTCGATTGTCTTTATCATTTTTATGTATCTCTTCAGCTCGTTGTATAATATCGTCAATCGTAACCACACTATCAACTATTTCAGGAAATAGTTTAACAAATGTTTTTTCACCCATAAATCGAATACCATCAATATTATCGGATTTATCTCCTGAAATTATTTTAAATGTTGCTATGTTCTGATGAGGAATTGATATCTCTTTTAAAGGTACTTTATCTCCGTTTTTAAGGGTTATCTTCTTCATCGGTTGGTACACCTCCACTTTATCTGATATAAGTTGTGTGAGGTCTTTATCTGAAGAAAATATAGTTTTATATTCGTCTTCGGATATTTGACAGTAATATGCTATTAAATCATCACTTTCAGTATTTTTAACTGAAATTTGTCGAATAAACATTTCTTCAAGATAAGCCTTAACTCTTTGAACTTGCCATTCAAATGATTCTTTTTTAGCTTGATTTAAAGTTTGTTTACGATTGGATTTGTAATCAGGGGATATGAGTTTTCTTTGAGAGGAATTATTTTCTCCATCCCAAAAAACAATTACTTTATCGTAATTATACTCATTTAAAAATCTTTTAATTGTATTAACAAAATGATAAATACCTCCAATATGTTTACCTTCGTGGTAGAAATCTCTAACTCCATGAAAACCTATTTTAAATAAATTATTTCCGTCAATTAATAATGTTTTGACCACCTTTTATTAGTTAAATTGTTACACTTCCTGTTTTTCTTCTTCTAACTTAAAGTCACCTTCAACTCCAATAACTTCTTTCCAATACTCAGATTGTTCACCTTTATATTTTTCAATTGATTTTTTTTCCTCAGAACTTTCTTTACCCGCTAAGAAACCATGTGGAGTTACAATTATTCTCCCGTCAGCATAACCTAATCCATTAATATGGTTTTTCATTACTGATATTTTTGTTCTTGAAGCGAACTTTACCTTTCTTTTGTTTTTAACTGCCGATATAGTAGTCGTTCCTGCGTTTTTTTGATTACCAAATAAAAACACTAAAGATGAGTTTAACCATATTGATTCACCACCTTTAGCTTTAATTTTAGGTTGACCAAACGGTGAATCAGGTAACGCTACCCATGGTTGATTGACAATTAATAAAGTATTTTCATACTTCGAGTCTGCCTTACGTGAGCCTGATATTCTTTGGTTTATTCCCATTCCTATCTTATCTGCTAATGTCGAAGCGTTATGTTGTTTACCTCCTTTACCATCAAAAGTCATTTTACATGGTACTGAACCTACAGAA